CATACTATATCCATAAGCCATATTATTTTCTCGCTTTCTTCTTTTTCTTTTGTTTCTTCATAATAGCTTTTTGTAAAGCTGGTGGTAGTTTCTTTTGTTTTTTTGTTAGCATAGCTTCTCCTTAGTTAGCAAATTTACCATCTGACCACTTGGCATCAGGTAATCCATTTGTATATGATTTGCCATCATATGTTAATACTTGTTTTCTATTTGAGCCATCTTTGTATGATACATGAATCCAACCTGAGTTAGCTTCTCCTGTCCAAAATTCTAAAATAAGTTGGTCAAAATCTAAATTGTTTTGAATCCATAAAGCTACTTGTAAATTAGACACTCCTATAACTTCCATATCAACTGCTTCCCCTTTACAATGTTGTGATGTGGATTTGCTACCGATTGCTTCTGATAATTCAGGGCTTCTATATCCTGATGTAATTGTTACAGGCTTGTCAAACTTTACTCTTACAGGCTCTAATACTTCATAACAAAGATCGCCTAAATTTTTAATCTCTCCACTACCAGCTTTATTTTTAATACCTTTTCTTGTAGCTGTTTGAGATTTCTCAAATTCTTCTAATGTGAAATGTTTGCTTAATTGCATTAAGACTCCTATTATTTAGGATTATCTGATCTTACTTTATCACAATGATCTTTAAAAGTTGTAGTACCATTCTTTTGATCTTTATAGACCATTTCCATTTGCTGTTGCCACGATAAATATTGAGTTCGTCTAGTCGCATCTATATTAGCATTACTTTCAGCAGTATTACCAGCAGTTTCATAACTGTCTAATTCTGCTGAAGTAGGTTGTGCAATATCTAAATTCCACTCCTTAATGTAAGCACCATTGCCATCACTATCGTCTTGCAACATAACATCAGTTGTTAAATCTACATTAGAAACTCCATTAGCTTTACAGTATTCTTTTATTTTTGTACTTAGTTGTGCCATAGTTTGTCCTCTTTAATTTTAACTTTTAATTCTATATCCACCAAAACTTGTTTCTCCTGACCTTGCATCCATATTGCCACTTCCATTTTGATCTTGCATACGACCATATAATTCAACTGTGTCGCCAACACTCAATGCTAAAATAACATTTATAACAACAGACATAGTTCTTACATCTCCAGCAGATGACCCACCAGCAGTATTTTTATAAATTCTTGCATTTTTTATTGCTGACCCATTTTTATAAATTAATGCTCTTATCTCCTCTCCATCTTGTCCAGCTGTCACACTATCTCCTGATACTACACCCTCTACATAATAAGTTCCAGCTTTTCCACTAGGAACTGTAAAGGTTGTTCCATTAAACGCAGTATCTGAGTCAACTTCATTTCCTGTCATGGAATCTATTTTCGTTGTGGTTGCTCTTGTCAAAGTTTTGCTACTTGATAACTCTCCATAAAAAATAGGGCTGTTGCTTTCCCCAGCACCACTTACAGTACCAGAAAATGCAAATGTATCAGCTAAATTTAATCCCTCTGCTTGTAATTTTACTAATGCCATAATTTATACTCCTAACAATGCTTTTATCTCATCATCGTCTAAACCTAAATCTTTTAATTTTTGTTTTCCTGATGTTTTTTTTACATTTTCAGGTTTAGCGTCCTCAATAGTTTGTAATTCTGTTTGTTTTGCTAATATTTGTTCTTTTGTAATATTATCAGTATTACCATCATGCCAAACTATATTATCTAAGTCGTCATCGTTAATTGTAAAACTTGTATTAGTTAATACTTGTACTGATTGTGCGTAAGATATTTTCATATTAGTATAATTTCACTCCATTAAAAAATATATAATTGTTATAAGCATTATTATTTGTGTTTAAATTTATGTAATCTCCTGCTGAAAGATTAACAATTAAATGTGCCATACCTTGTGTTGAGTTATTATTAGCATAACCAAACATATCTCCACCACCTGCAAAATCACTACCATTTTTTTTAAATATTACATTTGCAGTTGTACTTTGAGGTGTTGCACCTGCATTAAATAAATATTTTCCATCACTTGGAGCAGTATATCTGCCATTTGAAGTATTATAGTTTCCACCATCATCAAATAATTCTGATGATAAAACTAAATCTCCTGAAGCATTACTAATCATATCGTAGGCATGAAATCCGTCACTAGCACCACCACCAGCATCAGCAAAAGATAATTGACCTATGCCTGTTGCACCTGACCCTGATACAGAAGCTACTTTTAAAAATTTATCTGCTGTGACATTTCCTGTTGGTAAAATTAATTCATAAGATTGACCTGAACTATGTGCTGGGCTAGAGATTTTTACCCCATGACTATTTTGTTCACAGTTAAGCTGTAAAGTTCCAGCAGTTGTGTTATCGCCTTTGATCTGTAATCCAGCAGATGATGATGTTGATACAAAGTTTGTTTTAGCATTTGTAACAGTAGAATCTGATGGAGTACCAATATCAAGTACATTTCCATATACCATAATGAAGTCAATACTATCTGATGAAGATAAAGTTCCTGAAGCTGGTAAGAAAGTTATTGTTGAGCCTGATACAGAGAAAGATGAAAGAGGTGCTTGGATTACACCATTCAAAGATACTAGCATATGATTTGCAGATTCAGGTACAAATGCAACAGAATCTACAGTTAGGTTATAAGTATTTGTAGATGAGGTTGTTATAGCATCTAGCTTAACAAAGTTTCCTACTGCTGGTGTTTTTCCTATATATGCCATTACTCGCTACCCCCATTGTCAATAACAGTTCCACCATCTGCTATCCATGTCTGAATTGCTTGGTAATCTGTGTTTGCTTCGTTGTTTGGTACAAATGATATTTTACCATCATCATAAGTAACTTTATAATTTATAAAATTATTTTCCCAATTATATATTTTTTCTACTGTATTAATCATAGTTCTGCTGTTGCCTCAAAGTGAACATCAATAGCACCAGCATTAGCTGTTCCTGTCGATGTTATTGAAAAACTTTTTTCGATTATATCTCCAGCAGAACAGTTTTGGCTATCTGTTCTTGCAACTCCAGAATTAAGTCTGGCACAAACTCCAGAATTACCAGCTTTATCATAAAGAGTTACAGTTGGTGATGCTCTCATATTTTCTTTTAAATCTATTTGTCCGTATAAATATCCAGTTGTTAATCCTCCAGCAGAGCCATCTGTTGTGTGTAATCCATTCGTTGTGTTTGTTCCAGGTGCAGTAGCATAAGCATAACTTTTTTGATAATATCTCAAACATCTTGTAGTATTTACATCAACAGGCAAGAACTCAAAATCAGATGCAGAAGTTCCAGCTTCTAATTGTATTCCTGTAAGATAAATATTATTTGATGTATTATCTTGTGCATCTACTTGACCTACTGCTCTGTTTACATTTGTTGAAGATGTCCATGTTGTTGATAAAGTTCCAGATGTATAATCACTTCCAGCAGATAAATACCAATTAATTTGTAAACTGTTTGCATTATCATTTCCAAATGCACCAGTAGTATCTCCAGCAAAAGTTATTTCTTTTTTCTCCCAAGTATTAGAAGATGAAACTGTATAAGATTTTGAAATTTGTCTTGTATTATCAGCATCAAATAATTCACAAATATAAGTTCCAGTTTTTGTAGATTTTATCCAAAAAGAACAAGTTAAACTCTCAGCAGATGAAGTTCCTTTTTTAAGATACTGTAAATTTTGACCTTCAATTTTTTGTCTTAGAACAACTGTACCACCACTACCTACTGTTCCAGCAGTTGTTACATCTGCCTTAAATGATTTAGCAAATCCTTGACCAGTTGGTACATCTGTATCTTGTGAAAGAGTTACAGTTCCATAATCAGATTGCCAATTCCATCTATCAATAGTGTAGTATCCTGTAGAAGTAATTGAACTAGCAGATGTACTTCTTTGAGCAATGCTCATATCTCCATTGATGATGATGTTTTTAAAGGGTGGTAATCCTAAAGTTCCATCTGTGTCAGCAGATGTAATTGTTCCATCAGTAATTTTTGCAGAAGTTATAATTCCATCTGTAATATCTGAACTTGTTAGTGGAACTGCTGTAGGTGTTTTTCCTATGTAAGACAATTAAAACTCCTATGTAATTTCTAATATTGATAATGTTGCGTCTATCTTTGCTGTAACTGAACAATCTATTTTAATAATATCAGTTGCTTGAACAACAACTTTACCACCTGTTAAAAGTTCTAATGATGAACCAGCTGGAATAGATACATCTTTAATTAATAAAACTGTTTCGTTTGTTTCTGTATCTGAAGTATCTGAAACTAATTGAACATCTGCTGTTACAGATGTTGTGTGAATATTACAAAGTGTTAAGCCAATAATTACTGTAGTTGTAGAATTTGGAACTGTATATAAAGTTAGAGGTGTGCCTGTAGAAGTTGGCATTGCACCATTTGTTTTTACTTTGAAAGTGTTAGCCATGTGTTCTCCTTATCCTAAAGCTATTGCAAGTGGTAAAGCATTTGGGTCAGTTTCTGTGATTGTTCCTGTGACAGATGCTGTACTCGTTATTGCGTTTGATGTTATATTAATACTAAATAATTCTATGTTATCTGAGCCATCATTAATCTTAATTTTTAAAAATCCTGATGTTCCTGTATCAACCCAAATAGTGCCTTGTGCTACTGAACTTGGTGCTGAACTGCCTAAATGACTTGTATTTACTGCTCCTAGAATATTGTTTAATTCTGTTCTAAAAGAAGCAAATCCTTGATTGGCTAAAACTACATCTGATACTTGACTCATATTAATCCTTATATTTTAAAATGGTTATGATTTCAACCCATATCCAAACACTTGATAATCAAATGTTCGGCTTATTCCTGTATTACTACTATTATAAAACCTTATTGTAAAGCCTGTTTTAGATTTACTTGTGATCTGATAATAGTCTCCTGTCTGCAATCCTTGTGCTGAAATACCAATACTTGGAGTTGCGTAAAAAGAATTTGTAAATGTAATTGCCTGACCTGAAGCTGATGCAACAACATCTTCTCCTGACTCAGTTCTAAATTCAAAATTTATCTTGTATTGAAGTGTATGAACTTTTGCTCTGACCTTATTATTATCACTTACAATCTTACATCTAAATTTAAAAAATTTACCTTTTATTGTGCTTTGTTGTGATATTTTTTGAAAGCTAGTAATACTTGCTAAACTTGTATCACTTACTCCTACCTGTATCTCTGCTCCAGCTTGTACTTCAGGGCTACCATCAAAAGGTGCTTTAGCATCTTCAAATAAACTTGCACCTCTACCTGAATCGAATAAATCGTATTCATCTTCTGATGTCATTCCAATAATTACACCTAAATTTACATCATAAATTGCATCTAAGCTTATGGTATTAGCAAATGTGTAAAATCCTGATGATTGTATATTTGAATTAAATTTTGTTGGATTAGAAGTAGAGTCTGTTCCACCAAGATCAAAAACTCCCTCTGCTGATTCAATGTTTCCTACACCATCGTCAAACTGTGTAATTGTATCTAATATTAATACTTTTCTTCCAACATTATCTTCTGATATTGCAACATTACTATCTCTTGTTCCTAAAAAATCTGCCATTATTCACTCACAGTTAATATGTTTTTAAATTGTTGTAATCCTGAAATATTAGTAGTTACAATAGAAGCTTCTGCACTTGCATTACCTAGTTTATCAACAGCTTTTATTAAGAAGCTACCTGTTTGTGCATTTACTGTTAAAGAGTTTGATTTTCTTCTTACTACTTTTGCAAGTGGTGTACTATCATTCCATGTAGCACCACTTTGAACATCTTGGTATCTTACTTCATACCATGAAATATCTAAGTCTATGACAGGTGTCCAAGATAACTCCATTTGATTTGAGCCTACCATTGATACTGATAAATCATCTACATCTTGTGGAATTTCTGTTGCACCAACTATCTTTCTTTGTGCTGAAACATATGTGCTTGAAATACCGAAACTGTTGATCGCCTTTACCCTAACATCATATGTGGCATCATCTACAGCATTAAGTAATTCATGCCTTAATTGTGTACCATTAGATATAATTTTAAAATTAGATTCTGTAGTTTGTTTTGTTTCTACTTGATAATATTGAACAAATTTATCTGTACTTGGTGTAATTAAAATATTCATTCTAGTCAATACAACACCATCTGCATATTCAATCATTTCATCTGATAGTGTTAGACCAGCTGGTGGTTGAATAGAAAAAGGATTTGGTAAAGTAGTTGTAGGTGTACTTGCTACCTGACCTTTTGTTGCAAATGTATAAAAACTATCTTGATGTTCTACTAATTGTAAAGAGATTGTGTAATCTTCATTAAATGTCATTGATAAAACTCTGAAAGCTTTTGTAGTAAATCCAACACTTGATAAAGTAATATTTACAATATCTCCTATGTGAAGTTCATATGCTCTAAAAC